CGCGTCGAAGCGGCGCGCGGAGGTGGACGATGACCACGCATCGAGACCTTGCGGAAAGCCTCTACGCGGAGCGCGACGCGCTACGAGCGGAGGTCGAGCGGCTACGCGCCTTCGCGCTCGACGGCGAGAAGGACCGGAAGCTCGGGGAGGCGGTGCGGGAAGCATTCTCGTTCTCCGGTAGCGCTCCGTTCGAGTTCGGAAAGGTCGTCGACGTGTGCCGAGGCGTGATCGCCGGACCGCTCTGGGAAGCGGTTTGCGACGTTCGCGATGCGATCGACGCGTCCACCCTCCACGCCGAGGAGGCCGACCGATGACGACCCGCACAATCACCGAGATCCTCGACCGTGACGACGACGAGATGACGTCCATACAGGTCGCTCCCGATCGGGAGTACGTCGAGATCCAGATCGCCCGGTGGACGGTTGGCGACGACCGACCGATGCCGATCCGCGTGCTCCTCGAACGCGACGATGCCGTCGCGCTACTCGACGCGATCGGACGCTGCATTGGCGACATAGAGGCGTCTGCCAGCGCCGAGGAGGCCGACCATGAGTGAGACGTGCCCGAGGTGCGGGAGGCCGCGTGGAGCGACATACGAGCGCGGAACGTGCGCTGATGCGCCCGGTATCGGAGACGAGATGGACGCAATGCTCTGCGAGATCGCCGCAGACGCATACCGTCGCGGACTGCTCGCGGGCGTGGAGGTTGCGAAGCGCGAAGCGCGAGCCGAGGTGTACACGGCACCAGGCGACGACGGCTGTCGTTCCGCGTTCGTCGACTGGACCGACGTCGACGTCGAGATCGCGCGGCTGACCGGGGGTGACCGATGACCAGAACGAGACTCACGATCGGAGCGCTCGACGCGATCGTCGCATCCTGTGGCGCTCACCTCGCTGGCGAGGAGGGAGAGGGCGATCTCTCGGAGATCGGGTTCGACGATCTCGAACGCGCTCGAACCTGGGCGATCGAGGAGCGAGCGGAACGTCTCCGCGCGATGCAGAAGAGAGGCGCGGAGCGTCTCGGAGAGAGAGGAGGAAGCGGTGGCAAGTCCTGAACCGAAGCCCGGGGACCAGGTGCGGATCGCGTCGATCGGAACGGCACGCGAAGCGACGGTGATCGAACGAGTCGGAGACGACTTCGCGGTTCGCGTGACCGGCGGAAAGCGCATCATCGTCGGACGTGAGCGGATCTTGTCCGTTCGGATCTCGGACGAGAGACGCGAAGAGATGCGCGAGATGGGCCGCAAGAGCGCGGAGAAGCGACGGCTCGAGCGCCAGGCGGAGGTGGAAGAGGAACAGCGGAGGCATGCGGAGAGAGTCGGGAGAGAGGCGTCGACGATGGTCGATGCGGACGACCTTCCGCGACTCCGGAGCGTCCCGAAGTCGTCGATGGCTCGGTCGGAGAAGTACCTCGCGTTCGTTCGCGGAAAGAAGTGCTGCGCGTGCGGGAAGCCAGCTCCATCCCACGCTCATCACCAGGGCGGGCGCGGGATGGGTCAGAAGACCGACGACTATCGGACGGTCCCGCTCTGCGGGATCTGTCACCACGAATGGCACCTCCGAGCGACGTTGCCGGGGATGGACTCGAAGACGGCGAAGTTGATGATGCTCACGGAGCAGGTGGATCTGCTCGTCGAGTTCTTGAAAACAGGCGACGCGTGATCGTGCTACGGTCGCGGAAGGAAGCGAGGAAGGGATGACCGAGCGAAGGAACCAGACGGAGGACATCGAGGGAGCGATCGACGTGGTCGAGAGGCGTGCGGCGCATCTCGCGACGCTCGTTCACCCGGCACCGGGGCACCAGCCCTACAGGTCGGCGCATTGGCGCGACGAGGTCGAGCTCCGTGCGTTGCGTCTCGCGGCGCGAGCCCTGCGGGATCGTGCGGCGGAGAAGTCGGGCGATCGGGAGCGGGAGGCGGCGGCGCTCGCCGGGTCGCTCGTGGAGGCGCTGAGCATCCTCGGACGCATCGTCGACGGCGGGCGGATCGGACCCGCGTTGATGGCCGAGGTTGATGCGTTCATCGAGCGATCGGAGACGTTGCTCGATTCGATCGCGGATGGTGGGTCGTGAGTCGGCGACGCGTGTCGCGGAAGGAAGCGGGCAAGAAAATGGACAGCAAGAATAGTTCGATGGTCGCGATCGCTCTGGCGATCGTTCTCGGGGCGTGCGGTTCGGAGACGACGAAGATCGTCTACACGGACCCTCCGCCGCCCCCACCGCTCGGGCGGACGTTCGAGATGGAGGGCGTGTACCGCTGCATCGTGAGCGGCCAGTGGACGACGTACGGGGCGACGATCAACGACCGGACGACGGTCGAGATCGTTGACGAGCCGCTCGACGTCGTCGTGAGCGGCGCAACGTGGACCGTCTCCGTGACGTTCCAGGGCGAGACGCGACCGACTCAGCGGATCCAGTCGTCGGGGTACTTCGACGGGCAGCTCCGGTCGACGTACTCGAGCCAGACTCCGTTCGGGTTCGACGTGATCGAGCTCCGGTCGAATGAGAACCTGGACCCGGAGAATCCGGACGTATCGTTTTCAGTCCAGGAAGGATCGATCGCGCAGCCGAAGACGATGGCGAGTCTCTCCGGAGAATGCGCGAGATGAATCGAGCGGGAGACCGGACGCACGTCGTGACGTGGGAGGATGCCCGAACCGGCCGGAAGGGCACGACGGGGCTGACGACGTTGGAAGCGGCGATCCGGCAGGCGATGGTGTTTCAGTCGATGGGCCACCGAAACGTCGAGGTCGTACTCGTCGACGACGGCAAGAGGAAGGGATCCGGGAGATGACGGAGAAGATCGCGAAGGACCTCGAGCATCTGGTCAGGCCGATCGAATCGGTGCGGTTCGATCCGAAAAACGCGCGCAAGCACTCGCGGCGGAACCTCGAGTCGATCCGGCTCAGCCTCGACGAGCACGGTCAGGTCAAGCCCATCGTCGTGAACCAGGACGGCGTCGTGATCGCCGGCAACGGCACCCTGGAGGCGGCCCGAGAGCTCGGATGGGCGTCGATTGCGGCGGTCACCTACACGGGCGACGCCAAGGCCGCAAGGCGTCTCGGAATCCAGGACAACCGCTCGGCGGAGCTCGCGGAGTGGAACGAGGACGAGCTCCGACGGGCGGCGTCGGAGGTCGATCTCACCGGGACCGGGTTCTCGGAAAAGGAGATCGCGGAGCTTCTCGCGGACGTCGAATCCGGTTCGTGGGGAGACGGCGCGGAGATCCCGCAGGCGATCCAGCTCGCACCGGCGAGGGAGTACGCCGTCGTGATGTGCGAGACGGACGAGGACTGGGAGCGGCTCAAGGTCGCGCTCGATCTTCAGCCCGTGCGTCGAGGAGGGTACAAGAAGGGTTCGGCGTTCGATTCGGTGGGGACGCAGCGCGTCGTCACGGCGGCGAGCCTGCTCAAGCGCCTGGAAGGCAGCGCGCGATGATCGTCGCGGTGCCATCCAAGGGAAGGGCGGGGAAGGTCGCGACCCAGAAGATCCTGCCGTCGTGCCGGCTCTACGTCCCGGAGCTCGAGGCGGCGGCGTATCGCGCGGGAGGTGCGCGGAACGTCATCGAGGTGCCGAACAGCGTTCGAGGAATCACGGAGACCCGGAACTGGATCCTCGACAACGAGGACGACCAGCGGATCGTGATGATCGACGACGACGTGAAGGTCTGCGGGCGGTTCGTCCTGGGCGAGCGTTCGTCACGTCAGGAAAAGCTCACCGAGGACCAGTGGCTCGTCGAGTTCGCGAAGCTCTTCGATGTCACCGAAGACCTCGACTACCGGATCTGGGGGATCAGCACCGACGGAGCTCTCCGTTCGGTCTACCCGTACCGGCCGTTCATCTTCCGCACCTACGTCACCGCGTCGTGCATGGGAATCGTGAACGACGGTCGAACGAGGTTCGATCCCTCGTTCAAGGTGAAGGAGGACTACGAGCTCAACCTCCGGTGTCTCCGTGAGGACGGCGGAGTCCTCGGGGCGCGGTTCCTGTTCTGGTCGAACGAGCACTGGACCCAGGAAGGCGGGTGCAAGGACTACCGGACCCAGGACATGGAGCGGGACGCGATCCGGCGGCTACAATCCATGTACCCGGGCATGATCCGAGTCACGAAGAGGGCGAACAGCCCGTGGTGCATCGAGGTGGTGTGATGAAGGAAGAAACCGATACCGTACCTCCCGCAAACGCACGGACCCCCCGGAACCCCAAGGGGGGCGGACGTCGAGCGGGTGTATCGGCGGAAGAGATCGAGAAGCGGCTGAGCACGGTGGAGACGATGCTGATTCGGAGGCATCCGGATCGGACGATCGTCGGGTTCTGCTTCCAGCAGTGGGGGATCAAGGAGAGGCAGGCGCGGGAGTACATCGCGACGGTGCGCGGTCGGTGGCGTGAGGAGTCGGCGGGCGGCGCGGCGCGTGAAGCGCGGCGGGAGCACATGCGGCGGTCTCTCGACGACCTGTACACGAAAGCGGTCTCGACGTCGGCGACGAAGCCGGATCCGGACGTCTCGGGGGCGACGAGGGTCGCGAAGTTGCTCATGGACCTGGACGGGCTCCAGGCACCGCCGCAGCCGACGTCGATCAGCGTGACGGGAGCGGTCGCGACAACGAACGTCCCGACGAAGGGGCGGGCGGAGCTCGAGGCGTTCCTCCGGGGCACCAAGGCGGCGCGGTGAGCGCGTACGAGGCGCCGAGCGGGTTCGCGTCGTCGTTCATCGCGGCGGAGCATTGGCCGGCGTTCCTCGGGCTGCTGGAGCGGCGCACGTCCCTCCCTCGTCTCCGGGCGGAGGTGGACCTGCTCGAGCTCTCGGAGGACGCGCTCGAGCGGTTCGCGGCGGCGGTGGACGAGCTGCAGATCGCGGAGGCGAGGGAGAACCCCGCCGCGTTCGTGGAGTACGCGCTGACGAACGAGACGACGGGCGACGATCTCCGAAACGCGGAGCATCACAACGAGTGGCATCGGTTCCTGGACGCGGAGCCGATGGCGGTCCTCTTCGCCCCGGTCGAGCACGCGAAGACGACGCACGTCGCGGTCGGGCGATCGATCTGGAACCTCGGGAAGAACCCGAATCGACGACTCGCGATCATCTCGAACACGGGATCGCAGGCGGAGAAGATCCTCGCCTCGGTGAAGTTGAACATCACGGAAAACCCGCGCGTTCGGAGGGTCTTCCCGGAGCTGCGGCCGTCGGAGCGCGAGGGCGATCCGTGGCACTCGAAAGCGATCACGGTCGCGAGGACGACGATCGCGAAGGATCCGTCGATCCAGGCGATCGGCGTCGGCGGTCCTCTCGTCGGATCGCGCCTCGACGGCGCGGTGCTCGACGACGTGCTCGACTTCGAGAACACGAGAACCGCCGAGCAGATGCAGAAGCTGCTCGAGTGGTGCGACACGACGTTGCTCACTCGAATGGTCGACGGCGCGTTCGTTCACGCGATCGGAACGCCGTGGAACAAGGCGGACCTGCTCCACCTGCTCGCCGAGCGTCCCGGATTCAAGTCGCGGAGGTTCTCGGCGGTTCGTAATCCGGATGACCATCCGGACGCATGGGTGCCTCTCTGGCCCGCGCAGTTCTCGATCCAGCGTCTCCGAGATGTGTACCAGAACACGACGCCGTCGACGTTCGCGCGGAAGTACCTCTGCCGGGTGACGACGAACGAGACGAGCCGCTTCCGGTCGGAGTGGATCGACGAGGCGATTCGGCGCGGGATGCGGTTCGGTGCGTTCCCTCTCGGGCCTCTCCGAACGGAGGGCGGGATCGTTCTCCGGACGTTCACGGGCGTCGATCTCGCGATCGGGCAGAACGTCGACAACGACCTGACGGCGATCGTCACGATCGCGCTCTGGGGGGATCAGAAGATCGTGCTCGACATCCAGTCGGGTCGCTGGCAGGCCCCGGACATCCTCGGGAAGATCCGGGCGGTGCAGCAGCGGTACGATTCGCACGTCGTGGTCGAGGACAACGGGGCGCAGTCGTTCCTCGTGCAGTGGGCTGCGGACTGGCAGATTCCGGTCACCCCGTTCCGGACGGGGAGGAACAAATACTCGGAGGCGCACGGCATCGAGTCGCTCGCGGTCGAGATGCGCGCGGGGGAGTGGGAGTTCCCGAACGCGGGCGGAGTGATCCACTCGGAGCTCGTCGCGTTGCGGTACGACCTCGAGACGTACAACCCGAGCTCGCACACGGGGGACCGCCTGATGGCCCTCTGGTTCGCCCGCGAGGCGGCGCGGAGCGCGTCGACGGGGATCGCTCGGGTCATGGAGACGATGGTCCGCTGAGGGCGCCTAGCGGGCGCGTCGGCGAAGGTGTACGATCTCCGCATGGCTATCACCGGATCCGTCGTCGTCGTTCCGCTCGCTCGGACGGCGTACGCGACCAACCCGGACTTCGACGCGGGGTTCGCGGGCGAGGTCTCCCTGGCGATCTCGGTCCCGACGGCGTCGGCGGTCAAGGTCTGGTTCTCGTTCGACGGCAGGGCGGACGCGGGCTGCCTCGTCGCGGCGTCTCCGGCGGCGGCGATCGCGACGTCGCAGCCCTACAGGCGCGTCTGGCTCCGCCACGACGCCGTCGTGGGCGCGGACTCCGAGGTGTCGATCCTCGTCGAGACCGAGGACTGAGCGGCGTCGCGTCGGCGGTCGTCGGGGAGGACGGGCGCGGACGGTTCGGGACGTCAGGAAACGAGAGCCCCGGGCGGGCGAGGGGGACGGATGGCGCGGTTCAGCGGTTCGATCATCGTCACGGGGACGCCGATCCCATTCTCCGGACCGGCGGGCGGTGACCTCGCGTCGCTCTACCCGAATCCGGTCGTCGCGAAACTGCTCACGCGGCCTCTCGGGGCCACGGCACCCGCGATCGGCGACGCTCTGACGTGGGACGGTTCGGCGTGGTCTCCGCTTCCGCGCCCTGGCTCGATCATCACGTTCGGCGCGACGTCTCCGAGCACGGCGGCTCCGGGCGTCACCCGGTACCTGAATCCGTACACGATGTCGGCGTCGTCGAGCGCGACGGCGCTTCAGTTCGTCGCTCCGCGCGCGGGAACGATCTCGTCGATGTTCGTCCTGCACGGCGGCGTCTCGGCGGCGACGGCTCCGATCCGGTATGAGATCCGCGTCGGCGGCGTCCTGACCGGCGTATTCGTCCTGCTCCCGGCCAACGTCGCGGTCGGCTCGGACCCGGCGAACACGTTCCCGGTTGCGGCCGGGGGCCTGATCGACGTACAGACGACGAAGCCTGCCGGGAACCCGGCACCGCTCCCGACGAACGTGTGCGTGTCGTTCGTCTTCCGCTGAGGTCCCGTCATGGCAGTTCGTCGCTATCGTTTCCGGCTCGCAGGCCCGTCTCCCGACTTCCTCCGGACGCGCTGTCCGGGCTCTCCTCAGGTCGTCGGAAGCTCTTCCGCAGCCTGGGTGGACGTCGAGGTCGACGAGGCGTTCGCGGCGGACGTCGAGTCGATGGCCGGCGAGGCGGGCTGGGTCCTGGAGGCCGCGAGCGTCCTGAACGCGGCCGACTCGATGCGAGCCTGCGGCGTCCTCGTCGGGGCTGGTGCTCAGGCTGTGGGGAGCGGCGCGACGGCGGTGCTCGCGCTCGGGACCGCGTCGGTCAACCGGGGCGGCGTCTCGGACGCGGCGAACAGCCGGTTCGTCGTCCCGGCGGCGGGCGCGTACCAGGTCCGGGCGGCGGTCTCGTTCTCGTTCGGGCTCTCGACCGGCAAGCTGGTCCTCGCGGCGCGGCGGAACGGGACGGAGATCGCTCGGACGACGGTCGGCGGAATCGTCTCCTCGGAGACGACGGCGACGCTCGCGACCGTCGAGACGTTCGCGGCGGGCGACGTCGTGGACTTCACGATCTCGCACGGCGTCGTCGGCTCGGTCTCGACGGCAACGGGCGCGGCGGCTCCGAGGGCGAGCATCGAGCGGCTCGCGTAGTGCTAGGCTCGCGGCAGGAGTCGAAACCACATGCCGCTTCAGACCGAACACTCAGCCTGGGACGCCGTCGCGACGCTCGCGGACCTCCCGAACGTCCCGGGCTCGCCCGAGCAATCCCTCCTGCTCAAGCCCGGGCACACCTGCTTCGTGCAGGCGACCGGGAACACGATGGTCTGCCTCTCCGCGACCTACGGCGCGGCGCTCTGGGACCACATCGCGACGAACGAGGTCACGGAGTACGTCATCGGGCTCGAGGGCGTTCACACCGGGTGCGACTGGCTCGATCCGGGAAACGGTTCGATCGTCAAGGCGGTGCTCCAGTCGCTCAGCACGAGCCTGTCGCGGCGGCACCTCGTCATCTTCCGGAACGGCGTCTACAACTTCACGTTCGGAAACGGCGACTTCACGGTCGGCGGGACGACCGACCTCGTCGCGGAGTCGACTCGCGGCGTCACGTTCGTCGCTCCGACCTGCAACGTCGCGACGCTCACGCAGTTCAACGCGCTCCTGTTCAAGCTCGACGAGGGGGCCACGATGCGAGGGATCCGCGTCGTGGCGAACGGCTCGACGGTCGCGGCGCTCACCGGAACGGTCGCGAACACGTACAGGTACACGGTCCGGTACGCGAACGGCTGCAAGTTCTGGGATTGCGACTTCGTCTGGACCCAGGGCTCGGGCACCTACATCCCGGCGCGGGCGCTCGGGGACATCTTCTCGTCAGCGACGATCGAGGGGATCGAGTTCCACGGCTGCTCGATCTCGTTCGAGCTCGAGGGGCCGCTCTACACGGGGGACCGGCACGTCGAGATCGGGCACCACGCGCTCGACGGCGTGTATGAGGGCTCCGAGCTCTGCACGAACGTCTATCGGGGCTGCACGTTCTCGTTCCGGAGCGACCTCGCTCCGCACCCGGACGCGAGCGACTCCTGCCTGGACTTCTGGCTCGCGGGCGGCGCGTCGTTCTTCGACATCAAGAGTTTCGGGAACGTCGTTGTGAACACGCGCGGCGGCCCGCAGGCGGGTTCGTTCGGCGGGATGGAGATCGATGGCTGGCTCGCGGACATGCGCGGATGGGGCGGTTCGTTCTTCCAGCTCTCGCTCATCGCGGGAGCGAGCGACACGGAGGCGTACTGGAGCGGCGCGGCGATCCGGAACGTGACGGTGATCGAAGATCCCGACGTGGCGGCGAACATCTTCTCGGGCTGGATCGAGATCGTCGGCCTGTACAGCGACTCTCCCGACTTCGTCGGGACTCACATCCTAGAGCCCCTGTTCGAGAACATCCGGATCGTCGGCGTCGTCGATCCGTACCGGTTCGACTTCGTGATGGGTTCGACCGCTCCGGGCTCGATCCGGAACGCGGTCGCGACGAACATCCACTGCGACGATCGCGGAGACGTCCGATTCCTGATCGGGAACCACTACACCCCGGCGGTCTCGATCGTTCCTCCGCGCGTCCAGTCGATCGACGGGTTCACGCTCGACGGTGTGCAGATCGGGCGCGTGCAGATCTACCGGAACATCGGGAGCACGTCGGCGAACCTCTCGCGCTTCTCGATCCAGGGGCACACCGAGCTGAGCCAGTTCGCGAGCGACCCCGCGATGACGTTCCTCGACGTGATCGACGTCGACTCGACGTCGAAGGTCGACGTCTGGTCTCACTCCGTCCCGGCGGAGCACATCCAGGGGGTTCGGCGTCTCGTCCGGGCGACCGTTCCGACGGCGACCGACGACGTGACGAAGGGCTACCGCGTCGGCGACGAGATCCGAGTGGACGTGGACATCTATCGCTGCACCTCGGCGGCGGCGGGGCTCGCGACCTGGGTACTCTGGGAGGCGGCCAGCTCGGGCTCGTTCACGCCCGTCCTCACGCCCGTCGTGAACGTCGCCTCGGTCGCGCTCCAGGCGAACCCGCATTGCGTCTACCAGCGGATCGGGAAGGTCACGCGCTGTGAGATGGTCGTCACCGTGACCCCGGCGGCGGCGGGAACCCACTACTTCGCGATCCAGCCCGGGAGCCTTCCGATCGAACCCGCCGTGCAGGCGACCGACAGGAACATCGGGACGACGGGAACGACCTACTACGCGTCGGTGCCGCGCGGCGGCGTCTACATCCAGGGAGGGACAAACCAGGTCCGGGTCATCTGCGATTCGAGCGGCGGATCGTCTCCGTACGACATCTTCGTGCAGTTCTCGTATGTGTCTCCGTGACGGCGGGCGGCGTCTCGGGCTAGACTCGCGACCATGCCCGCTGATCTCTCCGTAGCCATCCGTTCCATGGAAAACGAGACGATCGAGATTCCGATCGTCGGAGTCTCGATCGAGGATCTCTGCAAGTCGGAGAGGTTCTCGGAGCTCGATCGGAACGAGGCGTATCTTCATGCGCTCCAGGACGAGGCGAAGCTCTACGACTGGGATGGTCGTCTCGTCTCGGACGGCATGTCGCCGATTCAGCCCGGGTGGGAAGTCCCGATGGCTCAGCGGCGACCGTGCGCGAGGTACGATCTCGCGAAGGTGATCGTCAGTCGGTTCACCGCGTTGCTGTTCGGAACGGATCGGTTTCCGGAGCTGCTGTCGGCGGGCGATCGCGACTCCGAGGATTACTACAAGGGGCTCGCGGAGGCGGCGCGGCTGCCCCTCCGCGCGATCTCGGCGCGGAACATCGGCGGGTCGCAGGGTTCGGTGGGGATGTCGTTCGCGTTCGTGAACGGCGTGCCGAAGGTCGAGGTGCACAAGCCGAAGCACATTGAGGTGCTCGGATGGCGGGATCGTTCCGAGTTCAGGCCGAGCGCGGTGCTCAAGGCGTACGCGTTCCCGACGAACGTATTCGACCCGGAGACGAAGAAGATCAAGCGGGTCGAGATGTACTACGTTCGTCTCTGGACCGAACAGACCGAGACGGTTTGGAAGCCGATCCCGTCGGACATCGCGAAGCTCCCGAACTGGTCGACGGCGATCGAGTCGACGACGGTCGTGCACGGTCTCGGGTTCTGCCCGTTCTACTGGACCCAGAACATCCCGGACGAGGAGTCGATCGACGGGCGGAGCGACTACGACGGGTTGCACGGCAACCTCGACGAGATGAACCGGCTGACGTCGGCGGGCGTGCGAGCGGTGAAAGCGAACTCCGATCCGACGCTGATCGTGAAGGAAGACCCCGCGTTCAAGTCGGAGCATCTGCGGAAGGGGAACGGCGCGGCGATCTTCTCGCGTGGCGGCGCGGACTACCTCACGCTCCCCGGGGAGTCGGTCGACGCGTTGCGGAAGGTTCGAGAGGATCTCCGGAGCGCGACGCTCGACGTCGCGTCGGTCGTCACGCTCGACCCGGAGGGCGCGTACGGCTCGACGGCGGCGGCGCAGAGCGGGACGGCGCTTCGCATCCTGTTCGCGCCGATGACGGCGCAGGCGGACATCTACCGCGAGCAGTACGGGGAGATGCTGATCAAGCCGTTGCTCAAGGGGATGTTCGAGGCGGCGGAGATCATCGAGGGTCGAGGGGAGCGCGTCGTGCTCCCTCCGCGCGTCGAGTCGTCGGAGGACGGGACGAGCGCGAGGATCTACGAGCGGAGGCGCGGGCCGTCGGATGCGCTCTCTCTGAACTGGAATCCGTACTTCCCGCCGTCCTGGACCGACATCAAGTCGGCGATCGACGCGATGAAGGCGGGGAACGGCGACAAGCCGGTGATGAGCCAGCGGACGTCGATCGCGGCGGTCCAGTCGATCACGGGCGTCGACAACGTCGACGAGGAGATGGCAGCGATCCAAGAGGACGCGGCGCGGGCGATGGAGGTCGCTCGAGCGTCAATGGATGCGATGGGGCCGACGCCTGCGCCTCTCGATCGCGGGAGCGTCTCGGGCGCGGGAACGGACCCGTCGACGCCCGACGACGACGAGGACGAGCTCGAGGATTCGGGCGCTTCGTGAGGCGGTGAGCGGTGTCGATAGAGCAGGTCGAGGCGGTGATCGCGAGAACGCTCGTGGACGCGGAGCGGGAGATGCTCGCGTCCGGTCCCGTTGCGGCGGAGCGGCAGGCGAGGCTGGCGACGATGCTCGCGCGGGCGGATGCGGAGCTCGGTCGGAGGCTGGCGCGGTGGAACGCGGCGACGGGCGGCGACATGACCGCGTTCACGGCGGCGTCGCTCGTCTCGTACCGTGAGCAGATCGGGCTACTTCAAGAGCGCGTGGCGATCGCGCTCGGGAACCAGACCGTCGCGGCGGCGGGGCCGGCGTGGCGCGCGGGGATCGCGGCGGTGGGAGCGGAGCTCTACCAGCTCGAGACGGCGTTCACGGGCATCGCGCGGCCCGTGCGTCTCTCGGAGGCGATGCGGTTCGATCCGTCGAACGGGCGCGCGTCGTCGGTCCTCGCGTCGATCGAGACGTCGGTGGATCGGTACACCTCGGCGATGATCTCGGAGTTCGAGCGGAACCTCTCGCTCGGGTTCCTAGCGGGGCTCTCGCAGGGGGAGATGGTGCAGATGCTCACCGGGCACGGCGGACCTCGAGGCGTCGTCTCCCTCCGGGCGCGCGTCGTCGGCGGTCAGGTCGTCAGGACGATGACCGAGAACATCCCGGAGGGGCTGTTCGTGCGCCATCGGTCCTGGGCCTGGCGGATCGTCCGCACGGAGGCGTCGAACGCGTACAACGTCGCGAGGGTCGAACGGCTGTCGGAGCTCGAGAGGGAAATCCCGACGCTGAAGAAAAAAATCATCGCGCACTTCGACAACCGGACGGCGCAGGATTCGGTCGCGGTGCACGGTCAGGTGCGGGACATCTCGGGCGTCGATCGGTTCTTCGTCGACGGCGCGGGACGCGTCTACGAGCAGCCCCCGGCGCGACCGAACGACCGAGAGACGGTGATCCCGTGGGAGCAGGCGTGGGGAGAGGTTCCGTCGACGCAGCAGCTCGATCCGGCGCAGGTCAACCAGGTCGACCAGGACATCCGGGCGGGGCGTCCTGCGGTCGATCCCGTCGGGCAGCGGGCGGCGGATCTCGCGGAGGAGGCGCGGCTCAACGCGATCCGAGAGGCGGAGCTGGCGGCGGCGTCGCCGGGGCGGTCCAGCGCACCGCGCCCGCCCCGGGCAACGTCGACGGCGTCAGCGCCCGCACCGACGGCGTCGCAGGCTCCTGCGGGCGGCCAGGCGGCACCGCCAGCGGCTCCTCGGGTCAACGCGCGGAACGCGCCTCGAGTCGCGCGGAACGCTGGCGAGTGGCAGGTGGCAGAGCGGTTCGGGAACGGGATGACGGCGGACGACTTCCGTGAGCTCGGGCGGATCCTCACTCCGGCGACGAAGCAGGAGCTCGCGGACTGGCGCGATGGGTTCTTGGACGGCAAGCGGCAGGTCGAGATCCGGGACGCGTTTCGGGACATCGTCGCGAATCGGTCGCGGCTCCCTGCTCCGTTGGTCGCGGAGCAGCCGTTCGCGAACTTCATGGGATCGAATCGCGGCAATGCGCTCGCGGCGCACGCGAACAGCGGCGAGTCGTTCCTGAATCGCAAGGGCATCGCGGGGATGGGTCGCGTCGGTCGCGAGATGGGAACGATCCGGAGCGCGGGCGTCGGGGAGCAGGTCTCGTCTCTGATCCACGAAGAGCTTCACGGGTTCTCGCCGGTCGCGAACATGACCGGCGGGTTCTGGGCCATGCGCGGGTACGGGATCATGGCCGAGGAGATCGCGACGGAGACTCAGGCGCTCCGGATCACATCGAGAGTCCAGGCGGATCGCGCGGCGATCCTCGGGACGGGAAGCGGTTCGGCGGTCGCGGTCGCGGTCGACGCGCAGGCGGTGACCCTGATCCCGAACGCGGGCTACGCGGACGTCGTCGCGGCGACGCTCGACGAGGCGGTTCGGGTCGCTGGCGCGGCCGGCGTGAGGCTCACGCGGGCGCAGGCGCTCGACGTCGTCGCGGAGGCGTCGGAGAACTTGTGGCTCGAGATGCGAGCGGGGCAGACGGAGTTCGCGCGGGAGTACGCGGCGATCGGAAGGCGGATCGAAGATCCGGCGTTCCCGGACCAGTACCGCGCGACGCAGTACGAACGAGAGGACGCGCTCGGGACGGCGTACGCACGGAACTTCGTTCGCGCGATTCACGAAGAGGTGGCCTCGAGGTTCGGCGCGGTCGGTGCGGTGGAGCTCGATGCGAGTTACGATCGGATGATGGAGATCATGGCGGGCGGTTCGCGTGACTACTCGTCGTTCCCGGTTCGAATCGGCGCGGTGCCGCCGCCTCGGATCAAGTAGGAAGGTAGGAAGCGATGGAGCAGGGAGAGGCGATGCAGAGGCTCGTGGAGCGGTTCGCGAGGATCGGAACGACCACGGCGGCGGCGGAGTGGATCCGGGAGGCGAACCGGATGCGGTTCCCGATCCGGACGTTCGACGCCTACCACCTCATGCGGTTCGAGCGGGGGAACGTGATCGACACCCTGCTCGCGGAGAACGAGAGGCTCGTGGAGCGGCCTCGAGAGCGGCATCGTATTCTCTGACGTCGTGACCTTGCGGCGCTGGTCGCCCCCGTGGCATCCTCCCGCCATGGCGACCACCCAGTTCGACGGCCCGTTCTCGACGCCCATGCGCGAGGGCGATCGATTCCAGAACCCGAAGACCCTGTTCCGCGACCCCGCGCGCGTCGCGTCGGGCGGTCTCTCGGATGCGCCGCCCTCGGCTCCGAATCCGCTCAGAACGAGCCCGGGCGCGCAGCCGTTCAAGAACCTGACGAACGGTCGCTGACCGCTTCTCGAATCGAGGTCGAAGATGGGGAACTTCATGGCGAACAAGCTGCCGTTCCGTCGCGATGCGGCGGCGATGGCCAATCAGGCGGGACCGGCGGGCGCGATCGGCGCGTCCGCTCCTCAGGCTCAGGCGGCTCCCTCGGGCTCGTCTCCGGCTGCGGCGATGCAGGAACCTCGCGCGCTCCCGGCCGGGAACGCGCTGCCCGTGCGCGGGCTGAAGGGCTGAGCGATGGCTTCGATCTCTCTCAATGGATTCCTCTCGGTCGGAGGCTCCGGCTGCGGCGGCTGCGGCGGCGGCGGGACGAACGGCGACGGCTGCGTGGAGCAGCTCGACGCGCGTTGCGGTCTCTCGTTCGAGTCGGCGGTTCGTGGTTCGATGACGGTTCGGACGGAGGGGATGCCCGGAGACGTGTTCGTCCCGGTCGCGTTCGTCGAGAACCTGATCGGGATCGAGTTCCTCTACGCGAAGACGAGCGGGCCGATGGTCCTCTGCCTGGGGTCGGAGCCTGCGAAGCTGGTTTCGGATCCGTTCTCCACGACGGGGTTCACCGGCGGTGAGGCGATGCTGATCGACTTCCAGGGGACCGACGTAACGATCAACTTCGAGGCGGGCGACCAGGACCTGAACGCGGTCGTGAACCGCATCAACGCGGCGTTCGCGCTCCTCGGGATCGCGACTCCGCGCGCGTCCGCAGAGGGCGGTCGTCTGGTCATCACCGGTACCGCGTGCTCGGTCGACCCGAACGACCTGGAGGCGTCGACGCTCGTCGCGGCGGCCTACCCGGCACCGATCAACTTCGCGAACCAGTTCGCGGTCCCGGTCGGATCCGAGATCCAGGTCAACGGAACGCTACTCGTCGAACTGCCGTCCTACCCGGCGGGCCCCACGTCGCTCCAGGTGAGCGGTCAAGGGTCGATCGAGATCATCGCGGCTGGACGGTCCAGTCGGTGACGTAAGCCCCAACCACCCCCCCGTAACTATTTTTCCGGAGATCCAAAATGCCCCGTACACTGCGTGATGCTCTCAACGAAGCGAATCCGAACCACGTTCCCGACGGCCTGCAGAGGCTGCCGGCGGGCGAGGCGTTCGGGCTCATCCCCCGTACCGAAGTCGTCTCGATCGTGAGCAACGTCGCGACGCTCTCCGTGCCCGCTCTCCGCCTGATCTCGGTCTACGGCCAGACGGCGGCGGCGTACGCGACGATCGTCGCTCCCGAAGCCACTCCGGCGGCTGGAGAGGCGACCGTCAACGCGAAGGGTCAGCTCGCGTACACCGTGGCGAACCAGGTGGCCGAGGTCACCTACATCCCGGTCGAGGGAACGATCGTGACCGAGGTCGTCCAGGTCGCGGCGTCGGTCGGCTCGTTCCTCGGCGGCAAGAAGTCGCAGAAGGTCCTCTCCGTCGAGGTCGTGACCGGTCTCGTCCTCGGAGCCAAGGGCGTCCTGGCCCGCGCGGCCACCGCGACCTCGGGCAACGTGTCGCTCCGCGCGGACGGCTCGGGCGTCTCGTTCAACGCGGCGGACGTCGTCACGGGCACCGCGCGCGTGACCTACGTCGCGACCCCGACGCAGACCGTCGGCGCGCGTCTCGGTTCGACCGTCGTGTTCTGATCGACGCGACGAGCGAAGAACGGGGAGGGGCATCGGAGACGGTGCCCCTTTTCCGTTCCGTCGTGCTAGGTTCTGCGGCGGAAGCACTCCACACGCGACGGCGGCGGAAACAGCCGGAACGGAGACAGCACATGCCGAACGAGAACCAGCAGGGCAACGAGCCCGCGATCGAACCCACGCCAGCACCCGCGCCCGCTCCCGTCGTCGTCGACGTCTCGTCGATCCCGGACGAGGCGCTGAAGGACCGCCTGGACCGGGCGAAGCGCCAGGCGCTGAAGGACACCGGGTTCGCGAGCGTCGAGGAGGCGAAGGCGGCGCGGGAGCGACTCGCGACGATCGAGGCCGAGGAGGAAGCGCGGCGCGTCGCGGCGATGAGCGAGCAGGAGAAGCTCGCGAAGGCTGTCGAGGCGGAGCGCGCGGAGAAGGTCGCGCTGATGGAGCGGCTCGCCGCTCAGGAGCTGCGAGCGACGATCCTCGCGGCGGCGAACCAGCACGGGATCAAGAATCTCGAATACGCGGAATACCTCGCGGCCAAGGCGCAGAAGGCGGATCCGAACGCGGACGTCGCAGCGATCCTTGAAGCGGCGGCGGCGGACGTCGGCACCAAGGCGGCGCTCGGAATCGCGACGGAAGCGCCTCCGATGGGAGCGCCGCCCGCGACGACGAGTCCGGCGGCGGGAGGCGGTCAGCCGAAGCCGGCACCGTCGGGAAGTCCGACCGCGAAGACGGCGCGCGACATGTCTCCGGACGAGTGGCGCGCGTACAAGCGCTCGATCGGCCTGAGCGGCTGACGAGACCTCGAGCTCGAGGCGTGGCGGGTCGTCGGTTCTCCGGCGGCCCGTCTTCGCTTTCGGACCTTGACGTCCGGAATCGACCGCATACGATCGGGTTCTCAGGCCCCAGCACGCGGACGACGGCGGAAACAGTCGGTCACCGGGGCGACCTCAACATCGGAGAGAGAAAACCCCCATGACCGTTTCTACCATCGTCACCGGACTGCCCCCGGCGATCGTCGCCCTGATCCAGCAGAACGTCCTCGTTCGTGCGTTCGAGGAGAACCTGTTCCCTCGCCTTCTCTTCCGCTCGGAGGCGACTCCGGAGCGTTGGGAGACGAACCTCGGCGAGACGAAGATCTGGACGCGTCCGGGCCTGCTCCCGCGCGTCACGCGTCCGCTCACGCCGGGCGTCGATCCGGTCGCGGAGACGTACGGAGTGGAGCAGTGGAAGGCGACGGCGAGCCAGTACGGCTCGAGCATCCCGACGCACATGCCGTCGTCGGTCGTCGCGCTCGCGCCGCTCTACACGCGGAACATCCAGGAGCTCGGCAAGCAGGCCGGTCTCTCGGTCAACGGGCTCGCGCGCGACGCGCTCTTCCGCGCCTACGGCGCGGGCGGCAACAGCGTGATCACCGCCGTCGCGGCGGCGGGCGCGTTCACGGCGCGCGTCGCGTCGATCGCCGGATTCTCGGAGAAGGCGTTCAACTCGACCCCGACTCCGGTCTCGCTCCTGAACCCGCTCACGGTGACGTTCCCGGGCACCGCCGAGGTCGCCAACACCGTCGTCGCGGCGATCCCGGACGATCCGATGTTTCCGTACGGTCCGGGCACGCTCCAGTTCGGCGCGGCGCTCACGACCGGTCTCGCGAACCGAGACGCGATCCGCGCGGCGAACGCGTCGCTCGTCATCCGTTCGGGCGGCGGTAACTCGGTCGACGCGCTCACGTCGACCGACGTCCTCACGCTTCAGGACGTGATCAACGCGGTCGCGCAGATGCGGTCGAACAACGTGCCTCCGACGGCGGACGGGTACTACCACGTTCACCTGACGCCGGAGGGCGAGGCGCAGCTCTACGCGGACCAGCAGTTCCGGCAGCTCTTCCAGTCGCTCCCGGACTCGATGGAGTACCGCGACCTCGCGATCGGTCAGCTCATCGGCTGTCGGTTCTACCGCAACAGCGAGGTTCCGAATGTGATGAACGTCGGAGCCACCGCCGTCTCGTCCTCGTCGGCGGTCGTCGCGAAGGAGATCGGCATCGAGGTCGCGAACAACACCGGTCTCGCGGTTCGTCGCGCGATCATCCTCGGGGGCTCGGCGCTGTACGAGCCGTACCTCGACGAGTCGGCGTTCATCACCGCCGCCGGCGTGAACGGGAAGATCGGCGAGTTCGACGTCGTGAACGGCGGCGTGACCGTCCTCACCGACCGGATCCGCCTGATCCTCCGCGCCCCCCAGGACAAGCTCCAGCAGATGCTCGACTCGTCCTGGTCGTGGTCCGGAGACTTCGCGGTCCCGAGCGACGAGCTGACCGGCTCGGCGTCGCGGTTCAAGCGCGGCGTCGTCATCGAGCACGCCTGACCCACCTGGCAGCCTGACGGCAGCCTCGAACGAGCCCTGGGCGGTCTCCGCTCGGGGCTCGGTCGTTCCGTCGACTCCGCAGGCTGACAGACGGCGTCCCGGCTGTTACGGTCCACGCATGGCGAAGACCAAGAAGACCAAGAGCGCGGGCGACGAAGTCGAGACGTCGACCGAGACCGAGGACACGGCGGAGACGTCGACCGAGGAGACGGCGTCGCAGCCTCTCGTCGCGAGCGCTCCGGAACCCGAGACGGTCCGACCATCGGGGGCTCCGGCGGCGGAGCCTCACCATCGGTTCGTCGTCCTCTCGGACGGCGTCTACGCGCAGGACGGGCGGATCGTCCATGTGCGGGCCGGGAAGATCCTCGATACGCGTCACGTCGACCTCGTATCGATCGTCTCCGCCATGCGGCGAGGGAAGCTTCACGCGTCGCGTATGGGGGGCTGACCGATGGCGACGCTGACCGACGCGCAGAAGGACCGGATCTGCCACTTTCTCGGGTATCCGAGATTCTCCCAGCTCGCGCAGTCGATCCAGCTCGGCTATCCAGCGGCGACACAGCCGATGTTCCTCGTTCTCGACGCGTTCCATCGGATCACTCCGGGCGGCGTCGATTCGATCCTGAGGGACCTCTGCGAGTGCGAGTCGATCGAGGCGCAGCTCTCGTCGGCGCGCGGCCGGATGAAGGCGGAGAGCGTCGGTCAGGTGACGCTGAACGCGGCGGAGACGAAGATGCTCCGATCCGAGTTGATGTATTGGACGAAGCGTCTCGCCGATGACCTCGGCGTGAACGTGAATCCCTACAGCCAGATGTCCTGGCTTGGGATGCAGGACGGCGTGAACGCGAAGGTGAGCGGATGAAGAAGTCGATGCAGGTGACGGCGCTGGCGGCGATGGTCGTCGTCGGCGGTTGCGGGTGGCGCGAGAACCATCGCGCGCTCGTGCGGTACCAGGCGGTGGTCGAGGACTGCGAGACTCGCGCTGACGCGATCGTCGCACGTCCCGGGACGACTCGGGAGCAGGACATGGAGGACCTCCGAGCGCTCCGCGCGGAGTGCGAGGCGGCGGAAGCGGTCGCGGCCGGAGGTGTGCAGTGAGCCGAATCGGAGACGCGCTCGACGGCGCGAAGGACCTGGCGAAGGACGTCGACGTATCGGACGTCGTCGAGTTCATCGTGGAGGCGATCCCGAAGCTCGTCGCGTTCTACAAGTCGCATTCGAAGCGCGGCGTGAAGGCGGCGATCGTGAAGCTCGATCGACGTCTCGCGATGCACTTCGACGCGGCGGAGGAAGCGATCGACGAGAAGCACCGAGGCGAGCCGTGATGAATCCGAGAGGAGGGAACCAGCCGAACCTCGACGCGGGGCTGCGCCCGGTCTGCTCTCCTCTCGATTCGCTCGCGGAGTCGCTGGCCGACGTCGTCGACGATGCGAACCAGCTCGTCGTCGACCTCGGGCTGCGACCGTATCGCGTGTTCGCGGTCACCTACCGGTGGAGCGGCGGCGCGGTGGGGCTCGGAACGGCGTCCGTTTTTTCGGAGGTCGAGTTCCTCCCGACTCCTCTCGTCGGCTCGTTGAACAGCGTCACGGAGGAGCACAAGGAGGCGGGGCTCGTCGAGCGCGGGACGGTGACGATCTCGGGCATCTCGCTCCGGTACACGGAGGACCAGCTCAACGACATGTGTCGCGGCGGCGCGCTCTGCACGGGCGCGGAATACGAGACGTTTATCGAGGTGACGAGCGACCGCGACGGGAGCGCGGACCGTCGGCGCTTCACGCTCGACGGCGTCCCGTACCGCGACATGGAGGCGATGGCCTGGCGCGTCACCGTCATGCGCCAGGACGGCGGGCGGAACCGGGACGGGAGCGTCTCGAACATCGGGATGCGTGATCCGTTCGCGAGGCGTCGATGACCACTCGGACGATGTCTCTGACGCAGTTCCAAGCGTTCATCGGGAAGCTCGACGCGAAGACCGAGGCGGCGGCGGTGCGAGGGTTTCGGCGCGCGGCGGCGTTCCTGCACGGGCGCGTCGTGCTCGAGATCAAGCAGGCGCAGCCGCATCCGGCGGTGGACACGGGCGAGCTCGCGAACAGCGTGAACACGACGATGATCCCGGGCGGCGCGATCGTGTCGGTCGATGCGCCGCACGCGCCGGTGATGGAGTACGGGCGGCGCGCGGGATCGAGGATGCCTCCGGTCGACGCGATCGCGGACTGGGTTCGGCGGAAGGGGCTCGCGGGAGCGCCGCGCGCGGGGAAGCGCAGCGCGGCGTCGTACGAGAGTGCCATCCGTGGGATCGCGTTCGTGATCGCACGGTCGATCGCGCAGAAGGGCGTCGTGCCTCGAGCGTTCTTCCGGAAGGCGTGGGATCGGTCGGTCAGCTCGATGGCGATCCTCGTCTCGTCGGAGATCGTCGGCGCGGGATGGCGGGCGACTCCGTCGGCGCGGAGGAAGCTCGCGGATGGGTTCCGGAGGGCAGCGCGATGACGGTTGGTGACGTCCTGAATCCGATCCTTCTGCCGTCGTGCGAGGTCGGGACGATCGATCCGCGTCAGGCGGTTGCCGAGGCGCTGGCGGCGTACCTGTTCGCGGCGCGGTTCCGACGTTGGAACGGCGCGGACCTGCGGGAGCCGTACACGGACTTCCAGCTCCGAGCGGTGACGCGAGAGTGGCCGGAGGACGGTACCGACCTCGTCTATCCGTGCGCATCGATCGTCGATTACGGAGCGGGCGCGTACTCGGCGTCGAGCTTCTCGCCGACGGTGCTCGAGGAGACCAACGACAAGTTCGGTCCCGGCACCGTCGTCTGGAAACTCTCGGAGCTCGAGGCGGACTTTCAGGTCGATTTCTGGACGACAGATCTTCCGACCCGCGAGGCGATCGCGGCGTCGCTCCCCCGGCTGTTCGCTCCGGGCGAGACGCAGGACCTGCGGCTCGCGACGTCGGAGCGGTACTACAACGCGCCCTGCCGTCTCTCCCTGGTCTCCGTGGAGCGAATGGACGACGAGGGGACGGCACCGGCGCGGGAGCGGCGACTGCGGGCCGTGGTGCGTACCGTCGTATCGGTGCTCGACCTGCGGGTCGCGCGTCGTGCTAGCCTCTCGGCTCGAATCGTAGCCATCGGTCCCGGCGTCACGGTGGACGCGAACGAGGACAACGAAAGAACCACCGGAGAGAACTGCCCATGACTGCCTTCACTCGACGTTTCCTCGAATCGCCCCTGCTCTCGACGCTCACCGAGATCGAGGCGGTGAACATCATCGATCGCGCGCCGCAGACGGCGTTCCTGGGCGTCGGCTCGGGCACGGTTCTCGTCGTCGGCGAGTTCGAAGACGGCCCGTTCATCTCGGGCGGCGATTCGACCGCCTACGTGAACCCGACCGAGGTGGCCGGCATCCTCGGCGTCTCGTCGCAGGCGATCGTTGAGGTCTACTCCGACGTCGACCAGCGGAAGAAGTTCGGCGGGCTCGGGTTCGTGAAGAACGGCGTGCAGGCGGTGAACCCGTGCGCGCGTCTCCGCGCGGGCGAGCTGTGGAACGGGAACGGCTACCTGAAGACGAAGGGGCTCCGCGCGCAGAAGCTGATGATCGCGCGCGTGGACACCTCGGTCGGCGATGTGACGCTGTTCCCGCTCGCGGTGGTCGAGGGAACGGTGCGCGGGCCGTTCACGCTCTCGGTGGGAGATGTCGTGGACGTGACGACCGACCAGGGCGGCCCGGCGGCGTCCTCCGCGCTCGCCGCGACGGTCGCGACGGCGTCGGGCGCGGCGTTCGTCAGCTCGACCTTCGTGGGTGGCGAGCAGATCGGGATCTCGATCGACGGCAACGCTCCGTTCACCGTCACGTTCTCGGCGGCGGACCAGACCCCGGCGGAGGTCGCGGCGCGGATCAACCTCGCGGCGGGCGCTGTTATCGCGGTCGTGAACGCGGGGGCAGTCGACATCTCCGGGTTCGTTCAGGGCACCGACGGCGAGGTCGCGCTGAGCGACGTCACGACGGGCGCGCTCGCTCTCATCGGTCACGCGACGGGCGTCGACGCTGGCGGCGGCAACGTGGGGAACATCCTCGCGGTCGAAGCGTCGGAGCTGGCGACGATCATCAACGCGACCGTCGCGCTGACGGCGATCGGCGTTGTCGCATCGGTCACCCCGGATGGTCGACTCCGTATCGCGTCGAAGTCGCTCGCGGGAGGGAGCGTGGAGATCGGAGCCGGTCCGATCCAGGACGTCCTCGGGTTCGTTCTCGCACCGGTCGTGGCCGGCGCGCACGCGGGCGGACAGATCCCGGCTGGCACGCGCGTTCGTACCGGCGCGGGCGCGGAGTGGGTCACGATGCAGACCCTGACGATCCGCCCCGGGTCCGACTTCCCCGGCGGAGCGAACACCGATCCGATCGTCGTGAAGGTTCGGCCCGCGCTGGACAACGGGAGCGCGATCGGCGCGATCGCGACGGCGGTCAACGTGCTCGTCGCGGAAGACCAGCCGTCGTTCGCTTCGTTCGCGGTCCGGAACGCTCAGGCGCTCGCTCCGTCGATGAATGACGCGAGCCTGGACCTGACCTACGCGGACGCGTTCCAGCGGGTGAAGTCGATCACGGCTCCGAGTCGCGTCGCCAACTTCATGCTGTCGGCGCGTCGGACGTCGGCGGTGGTTCGGGCGGCGCGTCTCTCGGTCATCGAAGCGAGCGACCAGGGCTGTTTCGGGCGGAAGTTCATCACCCGCAGCCCGCTCGCGTTCGGCGCGGACCAGGCGATCGCGGACGTCGCGCAGTACCGGTCGGACCGGCTCTACTACACGACGATCCCGATGAAGCTCTACGTTCCGGAGATCGCGGCGCGCGGTACGGACGGCGGGATCGGGTTCACGGCGAACGGCGTGATCGACGTCGGCGCGGACACGGCGCTGGCGACGCTCTGCGCGAGCCTCGCGCCCGAGGAAGATCCGGGACAGCAGACGGCGCTCCTCGGGGCGTGGCTCGGTCTCGGAGACGTCGCGAACGACTACACGATCGAGACGTACACGGCGTTCCGTCGCGCGGGCATCTGCGCGCCGCGTCGCGACACGTTCGCTCCGGGGCTGTTCTTCCAGTCGGGCGTGACCTCGTCGACCGAGTCCGGACGTACGGAAATCCAGCGTCGGAACATGGCGGACTTCGTCCAGGACTCGCTCGCGATCATCTCGCTCCCGTATTCGAAGCGGAACCCGACGCAGCAGATCCGGTCGGCGTTCATCGGCGACGTGGACTCGTTCCTCGCGACGCTGAAGTCCGAGGAGAACCCGGATCGCCAGCGGATCGTGAACTACGCGATCGACTCGCGATCGGGGAACAGCCCGGAGTCGGAGGCGATGGGGATCTTCCGGATCCTCGTGAAGGTCCGGACGCTCTCGTCGATGAAGTTCATCGAGATCCCGGTGGAGATCGGCGCGGGCGTCGTGATCACGGATGTCGCGGCCTGAGCGGTCCGCCGAAGGAATAGGAGCCGAACATGGCAGATCGTATTCGAGGGCAGGAAGTCATCATCAGCGTCACGGGTCCGCAGGGGAACGTGAGCGCGATCGACGCGGTGCAGTCGTTCGAGGTGGAGCACCAGATCGACATTCTCTCCGAGGGCTACCTGGGAGAGGTCGCGGAGCGGAAGGACGAGATCTTCACCGGCATCTCCGGGAAGATGGAAGTCCACATCCCGGCGGCGGAATACCTCGCGTTCGCGCAGCAGGTGATCGACAAGGCGCAGCGCCGGATTCCCGGCACGACGGTCTTCAACATCACGGCCACGCTGAACTTCCCGGACGGTCGAATCGCGCGCTGCGTCTATCGTGACGTCGCGTTCGGCTCGATCCCGCTGAACGTCGGCGCTCGCGAGGACTACGTCACCAGCACGATCGAGTTCGCGTGCTCGGCGGTGCGGTTCCTGTTCTGATCGGAGACGTCGATCGATAGGAGTCGACGCGGCCCGCCACCGAGTGCAAGACTCGGTGAGCGGGCCGAGTCGTGCCCGGGAAGGCTGGAGAGAGATGGAAGGCAAGAAGAGCGGAGCGATCGCGCGGGCGATGTCGCGAACCACGTCCACGTCGATCGCGGGCGGAGCGAAGATGCCGCACCGTCGGGTGACGATTAAGGTGCCGGCGGAGATGTGCAACCCGGGCGTGTTCGACGCGGACTTCACCGTGACGATCGAGGGGCTCACGGCGAAGATCGAGCTCCAGGCGATGACCAAGGCGAAGGGGGACATGCTCTCGATGGCGTACTGGTTCGCCTACTTCGGGATCGCGGAGGTCGACGGCGTCCCGCTGAACGAGGCCGAGGGCGAGCGCGAATGGTTCTGGGAGGCGCTCGGGCCTGCGCGACAGATGATCCTCGGCGCGTACGCGGCCGGGTGCATGGGAGGGCAGGAGGCGGGAAAAGCGGTAGCGGAGATGACCGTCGACTGACCTACGATCAGCTCGCCTACCTCGGCGCGTCGTTCGCGTTCGCGGTAGGTCGAGAGTCGGAGGAAGCGGCTCGGCGTCGTCTCTGGACTCGCGTTGCGTTCGTCTGCCGGTACGGGAACGTGCCGCTCGAGTCGGCGGTGACTCTGGATACGGGATATCTGCTAGAGTTTGCCCGCGCGCTCGGCTCGTTGATCGAGCAGGAGAACACGCCGCGAAAGGGCTGAACGATGGCGACCGATTACGAGATCAAGGCGAGGCTATCCGTTGACGCAAAGGCGGCGGCGAACGGCCTCGGGGCGCTCTCCCAGAAGCTCGGATCGCTCGGTCAGGCGCTGCGCGGAACGCAGAGCGGGCTCGGCTCGATGGTCGGGCAGATGGTCGCGTTCGGCGGTGCGTATCTCGGCGTGACCGCGATGGTCGGCGCGTTCCGCTCACTGACGGCGTCGGCGTTCGAGTTCGAGAAGCAGGTCGGCGCGGCGCGTCTCGGATTGCAGACGGTGATGTCCCAGATCGAGGGGACGCGGGACAACGCGGGCGAGTGGACCGCGATCGGGTTCGAGCGCGCGGCTGGTCTCGCGACGCAGACGTACAACGTGCTGCAGGAGATGGCGGTCGAGTCGAGTGCGACGTCCGCCGAGCTGCTGAACATCTTCCAGAACGTCTACGGCGCGGGACGTTCGGCGGGCGCGTCGATGGAGACCGTCTACTCGATGACGCAGAACGCTGCGACGGCGGCGGCTGCTCTCGGCGTCGACTTCCAGCAGGCGTCTCGCGACATGGGCATGATGCTTCGCGGAAGCGCGGGCATGCAGGTCAAGATGTTCTCGACGATGCGCGCCATGAACGCGATCACGATAAGCGCCGAGGAGTTCAACGACCTATCGCCAGCGGATCGGCTCGCGACGCTACAGCGAGCGCTCCAGGGGTTCGAGGCGGCGAACGCGGCGTACGGTCGATCGCTCCCGGGCGCGGTCTCGACGTCGCAGGACTTGTTCGAGCTGTTCCGCGCGTCGCTGTTCGGTCCGCTGTTCGCTCGGATCGCGGAGTCGCTGAACCGGATGAACGCCTACCTGATCGCGAACAAGACGGCGATCAAGGGGTACCTGACGACCATCGGGTATCGGTTCGCGGATTTCTTCGACGCGACGGTGACGAAGGCCACGCGCGCGTTCGCGTACATCACCGCGAACTGGGACTCGATTTCCGCACGAGCGAAACACGCGCTCGCGGAGTTCCAGCGGATCTCTCCGATCGTCCTCTCGTGGGGTCTCGTCTTCGTGAAGATGCGGCTCGCGGCGACGGCGCTCGGGATCGCGTTCTCGGGAGCGTCGACGGTACTCTCTGCCGTCTCCGGTCTCTCGTCGCTCGCGGGCTCTCTCGGCGTCCTGGGAGGCGCGACGGCGGCGGGAGGGACGGCGGCGGCGGCGGGCGGTGTCGGGGCGGCGGGAGGGGCCGCTGGAGGGGCGCTCTCGGCTCTCGGCGCGGCGCTCTCTCCGCTGCTCCCGGTCATCGCGGCGATCGGTGCGGCGATCGCGTCGGTGGCGGTCGCGTTCGACATGTTCGGCGAGGAGATGAACCCGATGGTGGCCGAGTTCATGGCCATCATGGGAGACGTCGGCGGCGACCTGATGGCGACGTTCGAAGGCATGTGGACGTTCATCAAGCCGATCCTCGGGTTCCTCGGAGCGATCCTCGGAGGCGTGCTCCTCGTCGCGCTGAAGGGCATCGCGCTCATCCTCCGCGTCGTCTCGATCCAGTTCCGGATTCTCGGTTCGATCCTCGGGTGGATCGGGGAGAACGTCCTGATGCCGTTCGCGCAGGGCATCGGCGAGGCGTGGACGCAGTTGATGCACTTCCTCTCGATGCTCTTCGACCAGTTCAACGCGGTCGTCCGGCGGATCCTCGCGTTGATCCCTGGCGACGGTCCGAGCGATGCGGACCTCGAGGCGGGCTCGACGTATCGCGCGCCTCGCGGCGGTCTCCCGGGGTACACGGACGAGCGCGGGAACCTTCTCCCGGCGGTCGCTCCTCCGACGACTCCGAACGATCCGACGGGCGGGATCCCGAACGGTCGACCGACGACGGTGAACGATTTCCGAGGATCGAAAATCACGGTCGAGCAGTCGTTCCGAGAGGCGGATCCGGATCGCGTCGCGGTTCGGATGATCGAGGACATCCAGAAGTTCGCGGAGCAGCGGATCCAGTCCGGGTTCGCGCCTGCCTTCACGCGGGGCTGAGGTAGACCATGGCGGGCAACGAGATCGTGATCGAGGAGGTCGGCGGGACGCGACCGATCCGCGTCGTCCTGCGCGGGCGCGCGATGCCGTACCGAGGGATCGAGACTCCCGGGACTCAGCGCGTGCAGACGACGTGGTACGCCGGGAACCCGAAGGCGACGCAGCAGATCCTCGGAGCGACGCTCGAGCCGACGACGCTGAACGGTCGCTGGAAGTCGAAGTACATCCGGATCGGGTACCGGGACGCGGGCGCGGACGTCGAGATTGAAAACGCGCCGGAGGTGCTCTCGGCGGCAAGCGGCGTCGTCGACGACAACCCGGCGGGTCTCGTCGTCTCCCTGTTCGAGCGGCTCCGAGACCGAGGGAAAGAGATCCGGTTCACCTGGGGCGAGGTCATCCGATACGGGACGATCGCGGAGTTCCGCCCGACGTGGGACCGTCCGGAGGACGTCGGCTGGTCGCTCACGGTCGCGTGGAACGGGACGACTGAGCGGGCGCCTCGGAGCTCGCGGACGGCGTCTCTCGGCCAGGGCGTGCGCACGGCGCTGGTGCGTACCGACGATGCCCTCGTTCGGATGCCACGGGCGATGGATCTGACGGCGGCGCAGCGGCTGATCAACAAGATGGAGTCGGTCCGGGCGAGCGTGCTCGGCGTGATCGGGTACTCGCGGATCGCGCTCGGCGTGGCCCTGATCCCGGCTCGCGTCGTGCAGGGACTCGCGGCGGCGGTGGTCTCGGTTCGGCAGGAGGTCGAGGCGGTTGCGTACGACACGCTCGCGGTCTCCTACGAGACGGTGACGTCCCTCGACACGGTGACGAACGTATTCGCGGTCGAGGACTTCCGGCGGAGCGTCGGCGTCGAGGCGTCGATCATCTCCGCTCGAGCGATCCGCGAGCGCGAGGACATGCGAGCGCTCCGCGCGGACCTGACGGGCGCGCAGACGCATCGCGTCGAGGACGGCGAGACGCTCCGACGGATCGCGGCGGCGTACTACGGGAGCGCGGACGCGTGGACCGCGATCGCGGAGGCGAACGACCTCGACTCGTCGGACGTCGCGACGGGCACGCTGCTCTTCATTCCTCCGCGCCAGGCGAAGTCGAGCGGCGGAGGTGAACCGTGACGTTCCGGCCGTCTGCCCAAGCGCTCGTCTGGTTCCGCGTCGACGAGCTGAACGCGACGTCCCCATTCGACCGCGTCGTGTCGGCTCAGGCTCGCGCGTCGACCTCGCGCGGCGTCGCGACGATGCCGGCCACGGCGACGGCGACTCAGCTCGCGAACCCGAGCGCGGCCCTGTCCGAGGTCGCGGAGAGCAAGATGCAGCTGATCGAGGACCGACGGAGCGGGGCGATCTCGGACACGGAGTTCGACGTAGCGTTCCGCAGCCTGGAGGCTCGACGCGAGATGCTTCTGCAGGAGCAGGCATCTCCGGCGAACCAGCCGCGCCCCTGGGCGCTTCTCGGGTCGTCGCCGGACGACTCGTTCGGGCGGTTTGGGATCCAACCGATCTCGGTCGAGATCCAGAAGAACGGTTTCCGGGCGGCGGACACGGCGACGATGACCGTCGACTGGCGCACGATTCCGTTCGACCCGCGCATCATCCGGTCGGCGGCGGTCGAGATCGTCGTCGGCGTCGTCGACCAGGACGACTTCGCGCGCGGGATGGCGGGCGTCGTCGATCCGTTCTCCGGGCTCCCGATCTCGATCATCGGACAGAACCCGGGCTCGCCGTCACCGACGTCATCGACGCGCTTCTCCGGATGGGTCGACGAGTGGGGGATCGTCTTCGACGAGGAGTCGAAGGTCGACTTGAAGATGCGCGACTTCACGTCGCTGTTCCTGGACACGCCGCTCGACCCGGCGGCGACGATCAACCCGAATCTGCCCGTGGACAAGGCGATCTCGGGGATGCTCTCGAACTATCCGACGCTGGCCGGCTTCCCGGTGAACTACGTCGCGGATCCGGACCGAGAGGGGAACGCACCGGCGCCGTCTCTCGGCAGCGGCGTTCCGGCGACGCGTCGCGCGCGGCGCGGGCGCGGAGGGAATACGCCTCGGAGCGGCGACCAGCGCATGAACCTCTGGGACCACATCACGGACGTATGCGTCTCGCTCGGGCTCGTTCCGACGGTACGGGGGTACCAGCTCGACATCGTCGAGCCGACGACCCAGTACACGACGAAGAACACCCGCCGGATGATCTACGGGCGGAACCTCTCCAAGCTCGAATACTCGCGGAAGCTCGGCGGCGTGAAGGTCCCGACGATCGAGGTGCGAGCGTACGATCCGACGATCGGCCGAATCCGCTGGGCGCGGTGGCCGTTCCTCGCGACCGAGCACGGCGCGGGCGTCCTCGGCGTGACCCGTCCTCCGCTCCCGATGCGCGCGGACTCGATCACGCCGAGCGGTCTTCGCGTCGAGGAGCGCGTGCAGACGTTCGTCGTGAAGCCGACCACGGACGTCGCGACGATGATCCGCGCGGCGCGGGCGATCTTCGAACAGATCGGACGTCAGGAAGTGGAGGGTTCGTTCGAGACGAACGACGTCAGCTCGTGGGACATCCAGAACGACCGGGTGAGGCCGGAGGAGCTCGCGGACCTTCTGCAGCTCGCGCCCGGGGACGCGCTCGAGCTGCTCGTGGCGGCGTCGAATCCGAGACGTCCGGAAGAGATGGCGACGACGCAGACCGACTGGATCGCGATGGAGCGCTCCGCGCGCTCGGATTACCTCGTCACGATGGGGATGAATCGGACGCTCGCGAATCGGATCGCGTCGTTGCAGGACGTCGTCTCCACGATGCTCTTCCGGACGCAGGAGGTGACGATCAAGTTCTCGAACGAGACCGGGATCGGGATCACCGTCTCGTTCGCGAACTTCCTGGAAGCTCGCGAGACGCGGAGCGCGGGCGACAGGCAGATCGGGGCGTTCCTGAACGGGACGCCGTCGGCGCAGGCGGAGGCGGTGGCGCGGAACAACGCGGGGTTCCCAGCGCTGCTGCAAGGTGTGATCGCGACGTCCGAAGAAAGATCGGCGGCGTTCGAGGCGGCGACGACGGTGACCGATTCGAGCGGTCTCCCGGCGGCTCCTGGCGCGGAGGAAGTCGCGCGAGTGAATGCGTCGGTGGCGAACGAGATCGCGACGAACGGACTCGGAGGTGACTCGTGAGGAGCAACGCGCGGACGCGTCGACCGGACGTCGGTCGGATTCGGGAGTCGGTCTCGGGACCGGGCATCGACACACGGTCGTGGATCGCGGCGGCGCGGATCGACGATGACCCGGACGCGATCCAGTTCCTGCCCGGGTTCGGGTGGGTCGCGGACGTGACGTTCCACTCGGGCGCGCTGATGGGCGAGGGGCCGGTGCCGTGTCGCGTCCTCTCGGCGTTCGGTTCTCCGAACGAGGGGACGTCGTGCCCGGTCTCGCGCGGCGCGGAGGTTCTCGTCGCGATCACCGACGGGGACCTGGGCGTTCAGCCGGTCATCCTGGGGTACCTGCACAACCCGACGACCGACCCCCTCCCGACGTCGGTGAACGGGCAGCCGGTGAACGAGGGGACGGCGGAAACGACCGTGTTCGCGAAGACGAACGAGGGGCTGAACGCGGAGTTCGGCGGACCGGTTCGCGTGTCGTCGTCGGTGAAGCTCTCGGCGGAGGCTCCGCAGGTCGCGCTCGCGGACGAGAACGCGACCCAGTCGTTCATCCGGGGGAACGACTTCCAGACGGCCAGCAACGCGTTCACGGCGGCGATCGGGACGTTCGCGGCGGGACTCGTCCCTCCGCCTCCGCCTGCGGTTCTCGGGGCGCTGAACACGGCGATCGCGGCGTACAACCTCGCGGTCGCGGCGGCGCTCTCGACGAGGGTTCGGGGAGAGTGACTCGGGCTCCGTGAGCGGCTACGCTCGCGACATGCCCGCATCGATGATCATCGACCAGGTCGGCATTCCTGCCGGCGTCCCGAACTTCTCGCGTACCGACGGAAGCCTGTTCGGTGGCGAGGTGACTCTCACCAGCGTCGGAGGCGGCGCGACGCATCGATTCGAGCTGCTCTGGGTTCCTCCGGAGGACACGAGCGCGGTCGCGTCGCTCGCGCAGTCGGGGCCTACGGAGTGGAAGTTCACGCCGCTCCCTGGCGCTTTCGGGACGTATCGAATCCTTCTCGTCGTGAACGAGGGCACGCCGTCGGAGTCGAGGCAGATCCGGACGTTCGCGATTCGGTCTCCGTACGCGACGATCGTGATCCCGGCGGCGAACGAGATCGCGGATCCGACGGCGACGCTCGCGAACCAGGTGAGCCGGATCCAGTCGAGCGAGAGCAACGAGGCGTTCGGGCCGTTCGTCGGCGGTTCGGCGTTCGGCTGGTGGCGAGCGTTCGCGGAGATGGCGCAGGTCGTCGAAGCGCTGTCGAGCGGCGCAGGCGGCGGAGGGTACCAGGCTCCGGCGATCATCGTCGGGAACGCGGCGGCGGGCGATACGGCGGCGGACTGCGACTTTCTGGAGAACGGCGACGGGACCGCGATTCCGCTCGCGATCCTCGTCGCGCAGGGCGGGATGCCGAAGGACATCTGGATCCGCCCCGGGGGTTACCAGTGGGACGCGATGGCGGCGGGGTTCGAGTCGCAGACGATCACGATCTCGGCTCCGATCACGATTCGCGGAGCGGGTCGGTCGATGGTTCAGATCCAGGGCAACTCTCTCGACCGGGGGATGTTCGACCTCGACGAGAACGCGACGATCATGGACCTGACGATCACGGTCCCGGTGTACGGCGTCTCGGGATCGATCGCGACGCACCCGGTCATCCTGACGCGCGGAAACGCGATCCGCGTCGACGTGAACGCGTCGAGCATCAACCCGGCGGACAACGGAGATCCGTTCCAGGGCGCGATCTACATCGCGGAGAACTTCTCGAACACGAGCCACTCCAGCGTCATCGACTGCAACCTGCGGGGCGTGCGGCGTCTCTCGGTGAGCGTCTACACGACGAAGGGGATCGCGGTGGCGAGCGGCCACGACGCGGTGATCGAGCGCTGCACGATCTCGGACTTCGACTCCGGTGTCGGCGCGTCTGGCTACCGCGTGAAGGTCCTCGACAACGTGATCGCGGGGCACACGGGCGCGGGCATCGGGCTCCTTCAGGCGCTCGGGTGTCTCGCGCGCGGCAACACGATCAAGGACCACTTCGCGCTTCTGCAGCCGGTCGGCATTCACCTCACGGACTACGCGTCGTACTGCACGATCAGCGAGAACATGATCCAGGGCGACGCGACGGTGATCGGGATCTTCTCCGAGGGGACGACGCAGGCGAACCGGAACCAGATCCTGGGCAACCAGGTCGCGTGCAGCGGTTCGCCCAACTCGATCGTTCTCTCCGCGAACACGACGAACACGATCGTCGCATCGAACGTCACCGACACAGGCGCGATCGTCGACTCCGGTACGGGCAACGTCCTCGCTCACAACATGGTGTCCTGATGACCTGTGGAGCGTTCGGATCGGGCGGCGTCGGCGCGGTCGCGTTCGGATCGGGGAGCCTGATCGGAACGTCTCTCGTCGGCGTGCAGAGCGACGAGAACGGCGTCGAGGTCCGGTTCGTCGGGATGCTCGTCACGCCGAACCCGACGGGTGTCGATCCTCTCGACGTCGTCGGCTGGTCGATCGTAAAGGTGGACCCGATGGTCGAGGGCTCCGCGCTTCCGCTCGTGCAGGCGATCGAGCCGATCGACTCGACGTCGGTTCGCGTTCTCGCGGACGCGAAGTTCACGCCGGGGCAGGGGTACGCGGCGGTGTACCTCCCGATCGTCGACGACGATTGCGGCGTGACGGGCGCGGCGTCGTTCGTCGCGTACCGGTGGCAGCTCCAGGACGGCCCGAGCGCGGGCGGGCAGACGCGGGGTCGATTCGACCTCGCGAACCCGCAGGCTCAGCCTGACGCGGCCGGCAACGTGTCGGTCCTCGGGACGATGCAGGTGGACTCGACGGGCGACCTCGCGATCGAGACCGGGATCCCGTACCTCCGGAAGCGGATCGTGCGGCGGCTGACGACGCGCAAGGGCGCGTTCGTCGACCTCCCGGGGTACGGGCTCGCGATTCCGATCGGGCGGCTCGCGCGGGCGTCGGAGCTGCTCCGCATCAAGCTCGACGCGCAGGAGCAGATCGCGACGGAGCCCGACGTCGACGCGGTCCGCGTCTCTCTCTCGTCTCCGGCTCCCGGCGTCGTCCGGATGGTCGTTCGCGTTCAAACAGTCGACGGCGTCTCCGACACGTTCGACGTAACCGTTCGAGGTGGCTCAGGTGCCTGACTTTCCTACGCGTGCAGAACTGTTCCAGGTCGGTGCTGACGCCGTTCTCGTCCGAGCGGACGCGCGTCCGGAGGGACGTCGTCTGACGCCGGACGAGGTGTACACGGAGGGCTCGGACATCAACCTCGTCCTGAACGGCGCGGCGGCGATGGCGCACGAGGTCGTCTACCAGTCGATGCGTCGGATCAAGGCGATGACGCTCGACGGTGCGGAGGCGGAGGATCTGGATCGGCTCGTCGCGGATCGGTTCTCTCCGACGATCGTTCGGAAGGGCGCGAGCGCGTCGGTGGTCCCGCTCGTCTTCTCTCGCGTGAGCGGTCCTCTCGCGGGCGTCGTCGTTCCGATCGGGACGCGGTTCAAGACCGAGACGGGGCTCGAGTTCGAGCTGCTCGCACCGATGGCGATGGCACCGGGATCGAACGGTCCCGTTTCCGCGTCGGCTCGTGCGACGGCGTCGGGTTCGGCGACGAACGTCGCGGAGAACACGATCACGATTCCGAGCACGCCGCTCGCGGATCCGAACCTGACCGTGACGAACCTCGAGCGTGCGACGGGCGGAGACGACACGGAGCGCGACGCGTCGCTGCGAGCTCGAGCTCGGGCGTACTACCTCGCGGTGCGGCGCGGAACGGTCGCGGCGGTCCAGTTCGGAGCGCTGACGGTTCCGGGCGTCCGGAGCGCGACGGTGATCGAACAGCTCGATGTCCTCGGGAACCCGAACGGGATCGTGAACGTCTACATCGCGGACGCGTCGGGGAACGCGAACAGCCTGCTGGTGAACGCGGTCGTGATCGCGCTCTACGAGTACCGGGCGGCGGGCGTGATCGTGAACGTCGTCGGCGCGGTCCCGGTGTACCAGGCGTTCGTCCTCCGGCCGAGGTTCGAGGCGGGCGTGGATGCCACCGTCGCGTTCGATCGCGTTCGTCTCGCGGTCGCGGCGGCGGTGAACGCGCTCGCTCCTCAGCAGGTGCTCGCGCTCTCGCTCGTCATCGAGGCGATGCGCCGCGTCCCGGGCGTGATCGTTCTCGATGACGCGATCGTCTCTCCGGTCGGCGACGTCGTCCCGGCGTCCGGACAGGTCGTCAAGACGACTCTCGACCTGATTACGGCGGTGGCTCCGTGACGTTCCCTTCCGCGACCACGGAGAGCCTTCTCGACGTCTGGCGCAAGGCCAACTCGACGGACTACGCGTACGCGATCGAGACGTTCGACGAGGGCCGAGGGTTCGATCCGATCGTCGGCCAGGCGGCGATGCTCGCGCGCGTCGCGGAGGCGGTGACGACGACGACGCAGGCGTGGTTCATCCTGCCGCACTCGACTCAGGTGGCTCCCCCGGCGGAGCGCGAGGACTTCGCGCGCGGACCGATCGACGTTCGACGGGCTCCGCCTGCGGTCGGTCCGATCACGCTCGGATTCGGCTCGGAGCTGGTCGCGATGGTTCACGACGTCGACGGGACGTGGACCGAAGCGTCGCACTACCGCGTCGAGTCGGAGACGACGATCGCGGCGGGCGACGCGGGGCCGATCTCGCTCCCGCTCCGCGCGCTTCGCGTGGGGTACCAGGGGAACGTCCCGGCGGGTCGCACGATGCTGTTCGCGCCGCTCGGGACGCTCTCTATCCCGGGCGCGGTCGGAGCGGGCAACGCGTTCCAGGACACGCCGACGACGGGCGTCGACAGGCTGACGGCGGGGCTCGTCGGGCGGTACGTCCGGATCGTCGGCGGACCGAACGCGGGCACGTTCCCTCGTCGCGTCGTCTCGATTCAACTCGCGACGTCTCCGGCTCTCTCGTCGACGATCGTTCTCGACGGGCCTGCGCTCGCGCCAGGAGCGGCCACGGTCGAGGTCCAAGAGCTAGGCGACCTCGGACTGGGGCTCGAGCTCACGCAAGCCCTGACGGGCGGCAAGCACGGGTGGCTCGATGCGATGGGAGCGGAGCGGCTCGCGACTCGTGCGACGTCGGAATCTGACGTCGCGTTTCGAGCGCGGATCGTCGACCTCGCGGACGTGGTCTCTCCGGGCGCGGTCGTTCGGACGGCGTCTCGGATCCTGACGCCGCTCGGGATCTCGTTCCGTTTCGTCGAGGCGGGCGATCCGGAGATCTTCACCGGGTTCGCGTGGGGACCGAACCTGATCGGGACCGGCGTGATGGGCTATCCGGTCTCGATCGACTTCGCGACGGCGCGACGACGGTTCGCGATCGTCGTCTCCGGTCTCGGCGGTCAGCTCGATGGAACGGACACGGATGTCTACCTCGGAGCGACCGATCGAAACGACGTCGACGGCGACGCGTACACGGACGGCTATCCGTTCGGATGGACGGCGGCGCTCCTCGCGCTCGTGAACGCGATCAACCAGATCAAGGCGGCCGGGATCGCCTGGAACATCCTGCTCGACCCGAGCAGCTTCTGAGGAGAATCGATCATGTCTAAGGGGCCTTCTGTCTTCTGGAACCAGCACGAGCGGATCACGTCGGACGACCTGAACGTGATGTCGTCGCTCGGAGCGAAGCTCTCGCTCGATCTCGCGACGTCGATCACGGACGGCGGTTCGATCGTCCACGGGCTGACGGCGTTCCCCGCTGCGAACGGCGTCACGGTCCGCGCGGGATCCCTGATGACGCGCTCGGCGGTGAGCGCTCCCGTCCCTCCGCTCGACGCGTCCTCGGACGCGGTCCCTCCGCTCTGGTTCGCGGAGAACCTCGGAGATCCGGACCAGACGTTCACGATGCCGGTCGAGGGGAACCACCGATGGGTTCTCGTCGAGGTTCGCGTGGTGCAGGACGCCGACGCGACGGCGGTGCGCGACATCCGAGACGTCGGAACGGGGCTGTTCGGTCCGGCGCTCGTCTCGGTTCGACGAGGGTACCGGCTGGAGTTTCGGACGCGCACGAGCGCGCTCGGAGCGGTCGATCTTCCGGGACCCGACGGTTTCGGGCTCTGGGCTCCCGTCTGCGGGTTCCGAACGATCGCGGGCGGCGGCATCCCCACGGAGCTGTACGACCTCCGGCGGACGATGGCGGATCTCGTCGGAGACGCGGACTCGTCGTACGACCAGGGGCATTTCTCGTTCCGCGTCCGAGACGACGGGACGTTCTCTCTGTACACGCGCTCTCCGGCTCGCGCGCGTCGGATGACGATGCAGTACACGATCCCGACGGCGTCGGCGGAGAACATCTCGGCGTACACGGTCTCTGCGCCCGCTGACGGCGAATGGTGGATCTACCTCTCGGCGGTGAACGGAATCGTTCCGAAGAAGTACCACCCCGACGGGACGCGCTTCTGCGGCGTCCTCTCGGTGAACAACCTCGCCCCGACCCGAACGGTGATCGCGCGTCCTCGCTCGGTTTGGTGCGCGAACACGATGGTGCCCGTTCCTCCGTTCTCGCTCTGGTCGTTCAGCCCAGCGGATTCGGTTCTCGTCGGGCACGTTCGGCACAAGTCGGGCTCGTGGGTCGAGACGGTGCAGGAAGGGAACCACGTCCAGGTGCAGGCGACCGTGTTCGACGTTTCCTCGGTCGTGAACCCGGCCGGGTCCGAGATCGTCACCTTCGACCTCCCGACGATCGCGGAGACGATCGACGTGGCCTGGTCGTTTCAGAGCGCGGACCGGATGATCTCGTTCGGGTTCCTGAACTGGCAGGACGCGCCGAAGTCGATCGCGTTCGGTTCGTACCTGCTCGGTCAGCCCAACAACGGCTCGTTCGTCTTCCCTCGTCGTGCGAGCGGACTCCGGAACCAGATGGACTTCTACACACTCGATTCGAGCCCTGCCGGCGGCAGCGTGACGATCGGTTTCGCGACGCAAGGATATTGGTGGTGATGATGCGGATCCTCGTTCTCTACAGCTCGAAAAACACCCACGGCAACGACGCGGTCGGCGCGTTCATCCCGCAGGCGATGCGGTTCGCGAAGTCGCGGCGCGCGGTCGGCGACGTCGTCGATCTCGTCCCGTTCGATCCGACGATCGCGGATCGTGCGACGCGTCGCGCGCGGTTCCTCTCGCTCATCGAAGCGGCGGAGCCGTTCGATGCGTTCGTGTACTTCGGCCACGGACTCCGAACGGGACTCCCGTCGGCGGGGTTCACGCTCGCGACGTTGCCGGCGCTCGTCTCCGCGCTCCGAGCGAAGTCGCGGACGAAGCGGTTGATCGTCACCCTCTACGCGTGCTCGACGGCGAACACGCCGCTGCGCGGCGGCGTCGATGGCGATGGAGGGTTCGCGGATCGTCTCCGCGATCTTCTCTCCCTCGGAGGCGTCTCCGGATGGATCGATGCCCACACCGTCGCGGGTCATACGACCATCAACCGCATGACCCGACGGTTCTACATGGACGGCAAGACGGAGGGCGTCGGCGGCGGATGGATCGTCGCGATGGGTTCTCCGGAGTGGCGCGCATGGGGCGCGGCGCTGAAGTCCGACGAGTCGTTCCGGTTCGGGTTTCCGTACATGACCGAGACCGACATCGTCGCCCACCTCGCACAGAAGTCTTCCACGGCGGAAGGAAGGTAACCGATGCAGATCAGCGTCGAACCGGCTACGCTCGCGCCTCGCGACACCATCGAGGATGTACCGATGCCGCCAGAACGAGACGATGCCACGGAGCGGATCCGGATCATTGAAACCCGCGTCGACGGGTTCGTCGCTCAAGTGGAAGAGGTTCGGATCGTCAAGAAGCTCGTCGGATGGGCGATCCCGTCGATCATCGTCGCAACGCTCTCGTTCGTCGTGACGTCGTCGGTCGCGTTCTACCGTCTGTCGCGCGTCGAAGAGCTCGTGACGAGTCACGTCTCCGCGACAGCGACGGACGCGCATCCTGGAACCGCTGACGCGCTCTGGCAGATTCGCCAGGACGTTGCGCAGACGCGGTCGACGGTCGAGGGGTTCGTTCGCGAGAACGAGCGCGAGCAGCGTGCGTCGGAGCAGCGTCTCGAACGGATCGAGACGGCGCTCGAGGCGGCGGCACAGCACAGGAGTAGGTGAGGCGATGGACTGGCGGGTACAGATTCTCGGAGCGATCGCGACAGCGTTCGCGACGATCCTCACGGCGGCGACGCCGTTTCTCGTTCGAGCGATCATCCGGAAGATCGAGACGTCGATGAACATCGACGTGACCGAGGCGAACGAGCGAGCGCTGGAGCGCGCGGCGGTGCAGGCGGTCGCGTGGGCCGAGGAGCAGGCGCGCGTCGCGATGAAGTCGCGCGGCGTCTCGATGCCGTCCGACGAGAAGCGGGCGGCGGCTAGTGCGTTCGTCCTCGCGACGCTCGAGCGGCAGGGCGTCGTGATCGACGAGGAGACGGTGTCGCGAGCGCTCGACTCGGTGCTCCACCGATTCAGGTCGGAGCGGACGCCCGAGATCTGATTCTCGACGGCACGAAAGAGAACGCCCGCCTTTCCATTCGGATCGGCGGGCGTTCGTGCGTCAGGTCGTGAAGTAGGAGGTTCGAAGACCGTACGCGTGTCGGAGGGTAGCACGGAGGAGCTCGAGGGGAACCCCAGCCGGTCGCGTAGGGCGTTCGCCCCTTGCCGAACGCGTCGCGGTAGGACATCCTCTCGTCGAAGCGGACTCGGGCCGCTGGCCCCGTTCTTCTGGACGCGCTGTAACGCGTCCCAAGTCGCCGACGCGGTAACGTCAAGGGCGACGAGGAGCGGGGCCAGCGGCGGAGCCTCGAGACCGTTGTGGACGTCGGCGCGGTCGTGTCGTAGTCTTTCCCGGCTGGCGCGTTACCGCGCGTCGGTGGGCTCCGAGGGAGCGGCGCAAGCCCCTCTCGGATGCGGTCCGAATAAGAGCCGTCCGACGTCGTCGGCGGTTCGAATAGGATCCCGATAGCCAGGGGAGAGTCCTACGGGATGTCCTGGCCGGCCTCGCGACAGACCCGCGTCGGATCAACGGCTTCACCGCCACCGACTTCCTGAGCCCCGATCCTGGAATCCCTGACGCGTTGCGAGGGATGGAACGACGGCGACGAAGGACCGCACGAGAGATCGGCGGAGGGCGATCCCGGAATCACGACCACGGTCGTCCGGAGCATCTCGCGGGGGCAGGGGGGGAGATTGTTTCCGTTCGAAGAGAGTCCCGGAAGGTCGGGAAGGCCCAGGAAAGAAGGGAGCGAAAGAAAAGAAAGCGACGAGAAGAAAAATACTGGATACCTGCCTCGAGAGGAGTAGAACTAGATCACCGGGTCGGTGGACGGTCCGGGCGAAAGAGGAGAAAGCCAGATGGACTTCAACTACGGAACTCGAGTCGCGGACATGGTCGTCGTCCGGTTCGCCCGCGATGGGAAGCTCGTGGGCGTCTGGCCGCTCGGGACCTCCAAGGCGAAGATCACGGCGGAGATCAAGCGGATGGGTCCGATCTTCTCCCGGGCGAACCTCCGCGCGCGGATCGAGCCCGTGACGCTCGACGCGAAGACGGGCGCGATGATTGGCGACTGAACCCGCTGACGAGTCTCCCGGCGGGCGATCGGTTCGTTCTGACCGAGTCGGGCGAGGCGGAGTACCAGCGACTGGTCGAGACGGACGAGGCGGGCGCGTTCCGTTGATCGGGAGGGAATCGAGGCGGGAGAGGAAAAAAACGAGAGGCGATAAAAAAACGTCGCGAGGGACTGGCGATATGCCACGAGCGCGGTAGAACTAGGATGCCGGTCACGGAGACCGGCGGAAGAGCGGGAAGCAAGAATGACCATCCACACCGACAACTTCGCCATCCGCAACAAGACGCTTCGCGGCGTCACCTACCGTCGCGGAGACGCGGCGGGAGTCTTCAACACCTGGGGCGCGCCGCTCGTCCCGGTCACCATCGTCGGGTTCGCGGTCACCGCGATCCTGGTCGAGCGGCCGTCCGCCCCGGGCGTCCTTCACGCGGTCTCCTACGACCGGATCCGGTCGCTCGACGGCGGGCGGTCGGCGGCTGGCCACTAGGCCCGCTGGGGGCGGCCCTCCTCGCTTGAGGACGGCTGCCCGACGACGAGAAGGCGCGGACGTCGCGCCGAACGACGGGAAGGCTCGGAAGGCCCCACGGGGCGGAAAGCGGAGGAAGAGATGGGAAGCAGGATGAAGAAAGTTCACCTCCGGGGGATCGTCGACGCGGCGGGCTCGATCCGTACGGGCGCGGCGTGCGGGCGCGAAGGGTTCGCGGTCAGCCCCTGGAACTTCGATAGCCTCTCGCGGCTGAACCCGGAGACGCTCTGCGGGGACTGCCTCCGGCGGCACTTCGAGACGGGCGTTTCCTGGTTCCCGACTCCGTGAGCCGTCCGCCCCGGTCCGGGACCTCCGGAACGGGACGTCGGAGAATCGACCAGGGGCGTGCGAATAGTTCTAGACTCCGGGTCCGGGGTACGGTAGAACTATCTCACCGGGTCGGAGGACGACCCGGAGAGAGCGCGGAAGACGATGCGAACGAAAGCCGGAACGAGAACGAACAAGCGGGCGATGAGCGAGGAGCTCCGGGCGATCGACGGCGAGCTGTTCCTGGCCCGCTGCAAGGTCGACGAGGCGGAGCTGCGGGCGCGTTTCCTCCGCCCGGAGCGTCCGGAGGACCTCGACGCGTTCGACGCCTGGGAAGAGGCGTGCCAGGCGGTCGACGTCGAGTGTGGGCTCCAGGCGGCCCGTGAGCGGCTCTGGGCAGCCCAGGACGCGCTCCGGGAGTATCGGTCCCGGGAGGTGTGAACGGGGCGGAACGGCGGGGAGAACCCCGGGCGCTGGAGGGGCTCAGGCCCGGGACGGCGTCGGGGAGGTATGCCACAAGGCGGCTTCGTAGCGGAAAGCGGACGACCGAAAAAAACGACGTCGGGGACTGGCGATTCTGCCCGATGGGAGTAGAACTAGGATGTCGACGCGGCGTCGGCGGGAAGAGAAGGAAGAGATGGAAGCGGTTTTGTCGGTCGTTTTTCGCGTCGAGTCGTTCTACGTCGGATCGATGTACGACTGGTTCGGGGATGCGTTGTTCGAGCTCGGCGCGCGGATCGAGCCGGGCGCGGACGCCGGCACCTGGCGGCTGTCGGGCGGCGTCGCGGCGGACGTCGCGGAGTCGTTCTCGGAGATCGTCTCGCGGTTCGCGATCGAGGGTTCGCGGGTCGAGATCCGGATCATCCGCGCGGGCGGAAAGGTCGTGCCCGTGGTCGTCAAGAAGGTCGACGCGGTCGCGCGTCTCCGGGCGTACGTCGACGTCCTTTGACGTCGGGAGATCGGAAGGGAAGGTCGGTATGGAGCGGATGAAGTCGGATCGAGCGGACGTGGTCGAGGTCGAGCTCTGCGGTGGAGCGCGGGTCGTTCGGGGCGCGCGGATCGTGGTTCTGATCTCGCGATACGAGCACGAGAACGTGCCGTCCGTCGGGACGGTGGTCGGAATGAACGAGACGCACGCGCTCGTCCGCGTCGACCTCGAGAGGCGTACGCGTCTCGTCCCCTACGGTCGGATCGTGGCGGTTTAGTACCGGTCGCGGTCGATCGAAAAAAAAACGAACGTCAGGACTGGC